GGTAAACCCACAGACCCCCAGCGGTTTAGTGAGGCCGACCTTATGGAGCGTGAGGCCAGCTATGGTCGCTCTGGGTTTGCGTTGCAGTTCCAGCTAAACACCAGCCTATCCGACCAGAATAGGTATCCCCTCAAGCTGTCTGACTTGATTGTAATGACCCTTAACCCCGATATGGGGCCACAAAAAGCTGTATGGGCATCTAGCCCGGAGCTTGCATGGAACGAATTACCTAATGTCGGCCTTAACGGAGACAGGTTCTATAGGCCAATGAGCATCGTTGAGCCTTGGGTTAAGTACGATGGCTGTTGCATGAGCATAGACCCATCGGGTAAAGGCAGGGATGAAACAGCCTATGCGGTAGTCAAGATGCTTCACGGACAGCTATTCTTGGCTGAAATAGGCGGTTTAATGGAGGGTTATAGCCCTAAAAGCCTAGAAACGCTGGCTGAAGTAGCCAAAAAGCATGGTGTAAACGCTGTAATCATCGAAGAAAACTTCGGTGGGGGTATGTTTACCAGCCTTATCAAACCTGTATTCGCCCGTATACACCCGTGCAACATAGAAGAAGTCCGGCACAGCAAGCAGAAAGAGGCTCGTATTATTGATGTATTGGAGCCTGTAATGAGTAGCCATAAACTGATTGTAGACTCTGACCTAGTACGAAAGGACTATGCCGATTGCGATGTGCGGGGGTTAGACACCGCCCTCAAATACAGCCTGTTCTACCAGATGAGCCGTATCACAAGGGATAGGGGTGCTTTGTCTAATGATGATCGACTTGATGCTTTAGCTATGGCTGTTCAGTACTGGGTAGAGCAAATGGGCAGAGATACAGACTTGGCTTTGGTCGAACAAAAAGATCGACTTTTAGATGACGAGCTTGCTAGATTTGCAGACAGCGTATTTGGAAAAAAACGAAAACAACCAACTTGGATAAATAGATAACGGCTATGTCAGATTGGATTCTTAACAGATCAACAATGAAGTGGGAACGCCCTGCTCCATCTTTTAGTGCTCCATTACCCACCCCCAAAGCCCCTCAAACTACCCCTACCCAACCACAGGTTGCAGAAAAAGCTCCCACAATGCCTCAAAATGAGCCTACAATGGCCTTCAAAATGAACTTAAATAGCGACCAAGTAGATTCCCTTACAGGCATCATTCGTGACTCTGCACAGGCCATTATGAAAGCAGAAGGTGTTTCAGCCGTCCAATCTGGCCGTAAAGAGACCTATGGCTTCCGAGAAGGCAACCCCGGCTACAAAGAGGTAAGCCAAGCTGTGCAGAAGTTCGGTGCGAATAGCGAACAAGCTACCAATGCTGTAGCGGGCCAGCTTTCTTCAAAGCTCAAGGTCGTAGGGTTACCTAATGTAACCGATGCTGGCATGATTGGGGCCATTATGTCTGTTGCACACATGAGGGGCGATTCGGGTGCTAGGGCAATCCTAAACGCTGTTGGTACAAGTTCTGACAAGATTGAGTTCAGCCGTAAGGACATCACACCAGAAGCCCTTAATGCCCTCAATGGGATGAGTGCTGGGGAGTTCCATACCAAGCTACGGCAAGCCAGAGAGCTGTATGACAAGACCCATTACTGGAACAAGACAGACAGCATCAAGATGGCTAATGGTAACACCCAGACAGGTAGATGGGGTGACCTCTTTGGTAAAGGGCTTCTCAACCGCTACAATGATGAATATAAGACTTTTAGTAGGCTATCTGGTGGCTCCCCTACGGGGTAACACAAAAAAAGTACAGCTTACTACAAGCCTAGACTTAAGTTGTTTATAGTTAATAGTTTATAGTTTTCCCTTATGGGAATTGTCTGTATAGTAGAGGGAGACGATCTGATTCTCCTTACTTAAACGAATCTTAAGGGGGTATAGTTTAAGGTCACTTTATGGGGGTAAGGGGGTATATATATTAATCATATATTAGAATAATGAGATTAATCATAGATATACATTCTTTAAAAAATACTAGTAAGTAATAACCTATTCTAAACTTCTATAATAACACTTACATAACCAATGTATGATATATGTCCTTTACAAAATGAATAAAGTTATTTAGAAAACTCTATATGAAAAAAGGACTTTATTACAATATCAACAGACGCAAGAAACTAGGCATCAGCCGGAGCAAAAAGAAAACTACGATTGACCTTAAGATTTATAAGAAGATGAAGAATAAGACTGGCGGGTTTGCTGAATAATATATGTGTTCAGTATTGAATAATGCTCCCGCTGTTCGGGAAAGGGTGTTTTCAGAAATTAGCAACCAAGCCAGAGCACGGGGTCTAGGTCAACCTCAAACGGCTTCTGCTCCACAAGCTACAGCAAGCCCTTTAGCGACTGACGCAGTTTCAGCGTCCTCTCCAGCAAGACAGAAAAGAACTAGATTGCGTGGAGTTTCTGGTTTAACTATACCTACTGAATCTTCTGGTGTAAACGTGCCTCAATGAAGATTGGCCCGTTGGAGTTTGAGGTCGTAGAATACGACTCCACTTCAGCCTACAAAAAACTTATGGGGAGCGAGGGTTCCTCTGATATGTTCGGTATCTGCCAGACATACCCAAAGACTCAGATTCTCATTAACAGCCTTCAAGACCCACAAAGCAAGCAACTGACTTTGCTCCATGAAGTGCTTGAGGCTATTAACTTTCTTTACGAGGTTAAGCTGTCTGAACGGGACATCAAGACCCTTGAGGCAACACTAGGGCAAGTACTTAAGGACAACCCTAGCTTTACTAAAGGCTTTATTACCTAGACCCGCTACTAAAGTAGTCGTTGCCAACTTTGGTCGTATATGTACGAGGGCCATAATAGCTGTCGCCCTGCTTAATTGTGATTCCACCAGCACCGAAATAGGTGTCACGAACTTTAGTCACTACACCTGTACTGGTGAAGGCTGTGTTGTTCACGATTGTAGTTGTGCCTCTGGACTGATGAGACACACCTAAAAACTCTGACCAGTTATCTTCAGCCTGTAAGGTTGCGGTTACCAAGGTTAAGATTAATAATAGTGTTTTCATTGGTGTAGATTATCCAGCATTTGTCCGAGTTAGTCAATAGGGTCAAAGCAAGTAGTAGGGCAACTTATGGGTTGACACAAAAAGCCTTAAGGATTTAGTTTGCTGATATGGCTCAACCTGCAAGCGGTAAGAAGTATTCTAAGCTCGTCATTAACCCCAAGACTGGTCGAAAGAACAAGGTAAGCTATGGAGCTAGGGGGTACACAATCGCACCTTCCACAAGCCGAGGAGATAGCTATTGTGCCAGAAGCTATGGTCAGATGAAGAAGTTTCCTGCATCAGCTAAGAATCCTAATAGCCCCTTACGATTGAGCAGGGCTAAGTGGAAGTGTAGCGGTAGCGTAAGCAGACGCAGTTAAAGGGTCTTAAGATTTTGGTGAAAAAATCTGAGAGAGTATTAACGTAAATTACTGGTGCGTTTTCCCCCATCGACTTTTTTAGGAAATTTTCCAGCGGTCGAAGCCGTACCGAACCACTATCAACACCAGCCGTTGCACGATTGATGCAACCAAAAAAAGATCGGGCTAGAATCGGGCAAACATGACAGGCTCTCCACTCACAGGTAAAGAGATTGAGAATGTTTACACCGCCGATGCAACGCCGTCCCAGCTTGTTTAAAGAAGAAACGGGATTGATGCGGGAAGCAGGGGAGTTTTATGGGGTTTGCCTATGATGCAACGGGAGCAAATGCACCGCAGAAATATCTTTTTCGTGTTTTTTTATTATACCTTGTAACTATTAAAAAAGCATAGGCAGACCATAAGCACACCTACTATCATTTCTCTATCACTTTTTTCGCTTGCCAAAAACTCAAATCCACAAGGTGAGCCGTGGATGCCCCTAGAAACGCTCGACACCGCTTCCCGCTGTCCTCTATCCAGAAACACACTAAATATCTTTTCAGAAAGAGATAAATATCCCTTGACACTCTTTCCTCTCTCCAGTAGTTTCACCTTATGCAAAACGAAATCTGGACACTACTAGCCTTCGGGATTCTCTGCGGAGTAGCAGGGTTTTTCTGGGGTGCGGTATATGTCCTAACAAATAGAAAGAAATAAAAACACAAATGAAAAACACACTCTATAAAAAGGCACTACGCTGGGGCGGTCTGAATGTTCAGCAGTTGCCTTTAGAAATCAAAATGCAGGTGGGGAGGAAACTTAAGTTTATGGGGCGACAGCTTCGCTTCGACTCCACCGACTACCCAATCGGACTCCCTCAAAAACATATCCCTAGCTTTCAACGGGCTGGGGCGTGGTTGTGGTCTGCTATGCAGGAAAAGAGAAAGGTTCACCGCCCTGCCGTTCCCGTGATGAAACGGGAGCTAGGTATTCGTGACCTGCTCAACATCCAGAGCCATAGGGGGGAGTTCATAGGGGTAGAGCTGGAGTTTTTATTGCCTAGGCAGGTCAACGCCTTGACCCTTCGCACTAGTAAATTTATTGCCCTTACTAGTGATGGGAGTATCTGCCCTCCTAGCGGATATATCGGCTTGGAAGCAAACCTAGTCTATGTCCGTGGAATCTCAGAGAATCGCCTAGAAACATTCTGCGAAAAACTATCACTATCACAAGCCCAAGTGAATAAATCCTGCGGTTTGCATATCCACCTCGACCAACGGAATGTCAGCCGTGCAACCGCTTGGAGGAGATACCATCGCCTTGTCTCTGCTCTCCCTTGGCTGAAACTCGCAGTACCTCCTTCCAGAATCGGAAACACCTACTGCCGTTTAAATGCCGAAGGGGAGAATCCCGAAAACTATGATCGTTATATGGCGATAAACTGGAAGGCATATATCGAACACGGGACGATTGAAGTGCGACTCCTAAACGGGACGACATCAGCCGACAAGATCAAGCATTGGGTTAGCCTTTGCATTGGGGCAAGCCGTAACACCCTGCCCACGATTGAAGCGATGATGAATTGTAGCGAAATCCCACGGGAGGCTAAAGAGTGGTTCATGGCAAGGAAACGGAAATTCTATCCAGACAACACGACAAGCGGAATGAATGAGGAAGGCTCAGAAGATTAAACACAACAACCAACCAAGAAAGAAAAAAACATATGTGCATCGCAATCCTAAAAACTAAAAACGCAAAGATCAGCCGAAAGCATCTTGAAAACTCTGCTCAAAGTAATCCAGACGGATTCGGAGTGGCTTGGACAGACGGACAACGCCTTCGCACCTTTAAGACGATGAAGGCGGGAGAGTGGATTGATAAAGTGATGAGCTTGGAGAAGTCTATCGCTATCATTCACGCCCGTATCACCACGCACGGAGCCACAGACTTAGAAAACTGCCACCCGTTCCGAGTGAGTAAGGGACTCGCTTTCATTCACAATGGATGCCTCCCGATATCCACAGCAGACAAGCCGACACGCTCAGACACTTGGCACTTCAACCAAAAAGTGATGCAACCACTAGTGCGAGACACGGGAGGAATCACCGCCCCACTAGTCGAAATGCTTCATGAATATGCCAAGGGGTCAAAGCTATGTTTCTTGAACTATGCTGGTAAGTTCATCATCATAAATGAATCGGCAGGACATTGGGCTGGGGGTGTGTGGTATTCCAATACCTCCTATAAAACTGGGAGCGACTGGTGGAAAACTGGGAGCTACACTTGCCCTCCATCCTACTACGGACGCTCGCCCGTGCAAATCATTCCCTCCTCTGGGGGCGTTGTCCCTATTGACGATGAGGATGCCGTTGAGAGGCTGATTGAAGCCGACACAATTAAGAAATGGGAACAGCAATCATTCCACAGCACCGAAGGGGCGTGGGAATAATGCAACAAAACCAAAACGACCTCTGGGCAGGGGTTAAGATTCTTATCGTGCTAGGCTGGCTCTTTTTGGGGCTGGTTAGCTACATAAAAAACCACAACAAATAAAACAGGAGAAAACACAAATGGACGACAAAAAACAACAAGTAGGAATCTGCGAAACTTGCAAAAAAGCTGAAGGCACTCGCCGTTTTCCAAACATAGCGGAAAAAGATGAGGCTTTGAGAATGTCTTACATATCGTGCCAGCCGTGCTTTGAAGCGGTCTGGGCTGGGGAGAGTTGATTATGCCAATAAATACCATAGAAGAAGCGATGGAAAGAATTGACGAAATGATTGCCCAAGACAAAAAAACTGGGGAACACCCAAACGCAACCCTTGCCGACTATATCGGCTGGGCGACTGAAGAAATAAAACTAAACAAATAGAAAAGGAAAAAAAAACACAAATGAAAAACACAATCGAAAAGCACTACCTAGCGGAACTTGAAGAACTACAAGGAGAGTATGAACACACGACAAAGTTTATATTCAAGACTGATGGCAACCCGTTAAAGTATGCCGACCATATTGCAAAAACTTGGTACGGCCACGAGGCTGAACCAGCCCACGGGGGCGGTTATTGGCAAGGCGGTGAAATCATATCTAAAGTTGGAGAGGTGAAAAAAGTATCACTAGAAGATTTTAAGGTATTAAAAAAGTACCTTTCAGTACTCTAAAGAATTGATGCAACAAGCGGGGGCGGGGTTTCAATCCCTTCCCCTGCTTTTTTGTGCCTAAATGCCAAACGCAACCACAACCCCTAGTGGGCTAGCCAAACCAGCACCACTACCCCTTGTGTTGAAAATCCAGAAAAATCCATCCTTCTTACTCTGTAAGGAATATATTCTGTATATATGATAGATATATATGATAGTGAATTATGATAGGGAGCCACATTTTGCTGGCAATTACCTGTACGTTTTACCTGTGCGTTTATAAGATGTGCTTATACTTTTCAAACAGAGTGTTTTTCCCTTTGCTTTTAATTACCCGTGCGTTTATGTTCAGCGGATATGAAACACATAGCAATAACCAAAGACAACTACTACAACCTTCAACTGCTATACGACAACAGCATTTGTGAGGGAAAGAAACCAACCGATGTCGTCAACTGGAATGGTAATGAGATTCTAGTTGGGTACTTAAAGTATGTCGTTGAGTACATGAAAGGAATCGTCCTTTGAACGGCTCCATTCAATCAGCAGGGGATTCATTTAATGTATCCTTCACAACCAAAGGCAAGCGTATACGCAGACGCTTCGGTTCGATGACGCAAGCCGAGGGTTACCTAATGGACTTACGCAGGGCTTCCATAGCTGGAAAGCCTTTGCCAGAGACCGAGAGCAACCTTACGACTTGGCAAGAACTCAAAGACCAGACCTACACTCTTGTTTGGAAGGGAGCCAAAAGCGAGAACACAAGCAAGCTCAACAGCGACCATGTAGTGCGTTACTTCGGTGCTAGTACACCCGTAGCTCACTTCACTCAAGGAGACCTAGACAACTGGGTGGTATCCTTAAAAGCTCTAGGCAACTCAGATGCGACCATAAACCGCAAGTTGTCTTGCTTGAGCCGTATGCTTCGGTTTGCCCTTGAAAGAGGATTGGTAACCAAGAGGTTTATCTTTCCGATCAAGAAGGAAACCAAAGGCAGAATCCGTTATATCACCGATGCAGAGGCCGAGCAGATTATGGCTAAAGCTGGAGATAAGTTACACCCATTGTTCATGTTCTTGCTTTTTACAGGGGCAAGAGTTGGTGAAGCCTTGAAGCTGACTTGGGCTGACTTTAACTGGACTAACAAGGTGGTCACATTCTGGGATACCAAGAGTGGTGAAAGCAGGACAATCCCTATGACAACCAGCTTATTCAACTACATGAGGCAGTTAACGAGCAAGGGAGGTGACGGGCCTTTCAGCGACATCAAGCAATTTGAGGTGAACAGGGTGTGGACAAGCATAAGAGACCAGATGGGCTTGACCAATGACAAAGAGTTTGTTCCTCATTCCCTTCGTCATACCTGTGCAAGCAGACTTGTTCAACGAGGCGTACCGATTGTAGTTGTCAAAGAATGGCTGGGACATAAAACAATCCAGATGACTATGAGATACGCACACCTAGCTCCTACAAACCTACTGGAAGCAG